CCGCTTGACAGGCCGGCATGGCCTCGTCGATTAATGCGGCCGTCGCGGGTGTAGCTCAATGGCAGAGCAGCAGCTTCCCAAGCTGAATACGAGGGTTCGATTCCCTTCACCCGCTCCAGCCTTCACTGGCAAAATCAAAATCCGTTTTGTAACGCGCAAGTACGGTTGGCAGAACCAGGGCTTTTCCGGGAATAGGCGGTAACAGCTGGGAAAGAGCGAAAAAGAGCGCGATTACAAGATGTTGCAACCGATCTGGCGAGGTAGCCCGGGGCGATGGTCAGAAGTGGCGCGCAACTTCGGTTGGCATGATGCGGGGCAAAACGGCTGATCCGGCACCCGAGAAAAGGCGGAATTTCAGGTGTTGACCCGGCGAGGTGGGAACTCACCATGGTGGTTCGTAGCTTCGATCTCACCTTCTTCGAATTCAGTAAAATCAACGAGATGCGCTATTCTGGCAGCCGTGAGGATCACCTTCAAGGTGGGAACCTCAGAATGTTATCCCCGCGGCTGCATGAAATGCCGATGGCACATTTCTAGATATGGATTGCCTCAGTCAGCGCCTTCCTCGCCCGAACTGACATCGGCCGCTTCCATATGACGGGTGATATTGTGCGTTTCGGCCAGCACCATGCAGAGCAAATAATGGATCAGCGGCATCCCGCTGACCGCCGCTACGGCAGCTAATTCAAAAACAACTTCCCCGATGTAATCAGCCGCCGCTTTTTGAGGAACGGAAACGGTTGAAGCGCCGCAGCTCTGCGAGGACGCACTGACCGCTGACACTGAGCTACGCGACATAGGTCTCTCCTGCCGCCGGTGCCACGATGAACGGCTGCTGCGGGCCGCGCCTGACGAGGATCGAGCGATCGATACCCCCTGACGCCATGGCGCCGTCCCGTGCAGCTTCGCTGACCTGCATATAGGCAACGACACACCACTTGCCGTCGACCTTGGCCGGCGAGCCGACGGGATCCACCTTCCAGCCGAAACGCTTCCACAAGCGCAGCCAGTAGAGTTCCTGGATGCCGCCGACTTGGGCGATCCCTTCCTGCAGGCAGAAATCCATCACGGCCGAGCAGAACTGCCCTTTGATCGGGCCGATGCCTTTTTCTCGATACTCCGGCGAGATAAAACCCCTGGTCCATTCTGCGACGGTCGGGGAGCGCAGCACGCCGTTGAAGTGGCAGAGATGCGGGAAAATCTCGCTGGCCAGATGAGGTAACGTCGTCGATATCAGGCGCGTGCCGGTCATGACGCGACCGTCTTCGACGCCAATGAGATAAGTCGCGGCATCGGTATCGAATTGGTCGATTTCGAGCCCGGTGCCATCATCCTCGCGCCAACCCTTTTCCTCGACGTAGATCCGATGACGCTCGTGAAAGAAGCCCAGCAGCTCTTTCTTGTAGAAGTCTCTGTTCGCCGATGTAACCACGTGAACTTGCATGGAAATCTCCCCGCCATGGTTGATTCGCAGAGAGATTGTTCGACAAGCTGCTTGTGGAGGAGCACTCTCGGATCAGCGGATTGACTACCCTTCAAAGTTGTATAATCCCTAACAGCGCCAGTTTGTCTACCGCTTGGGTTGTGGTGGCGACGTCGAGTTTTTCCCGTAGCGAGGCGAGATGCGCCCGGACGGTGGTCTCAGCTATCGCTAGGATTTCGGAAGTTTCCCAGGCGGTCTTGCCAGCGGCCGCCCAATGGGCGACCTCTATTTCACGCGGAGTCAGGACCGGTTGCGGCGCTCCGGATCTGCCGGTGAGCTCTTCGGCTGCGTGCCTGAAATAGCTGCAGGCCAGAAAGAGCGATGCTTGCGCGTAGTCGTCGGCGCGGAACGAATAGTCCGAAGCGAGGGAAATAACGGCCCCGCCCTGCCGGTCGGATAGCGGGTAGGCGATGCCGTCGGCCAGGCCGTGCTCCCACGCCTCGCCGGCAATCAGGTCGCTGCGTTTGGTCCATTCACGCCTCTGCGCTTCGCGCCAGAGAAATGGCCGACGCTTGGTGAGCGACCAGCGGCTGACCGGGTCGTCGGAGAAATATTCCTGCTCGTGATAGCGATCTGTCCACGCCGGCGGCCAGTGATTGGATATGACCAGCGGCCTTACATCCTCTCCCGGCCGGGGCAGACCGGCGAAGATGAATGACGGAAAGCCGAATGACGAAACGAGCCTGGTGAATGCATCGTTCAGTTCGCGAAGGCTTTGATAGCTTCCGGTTCTGGTGACGAATTCCAGGGCTTCAAGATGGAGGTTGGCCATCGAACTCCTCCTTCCCAAGGGCTCCTCGGGACGATAAAAGGTGTCCCGGGGGACGCAATTGGGGGATCGATTGATGTCCACCGACTCGGAACAATGGGTGGAGCTCAGGAAGCGGCTCTCAGAAGCGCCCGTTGGCGCCTTGTCCGGACCGGTCCATGTCTATTCTCATAGACATAAAAATTCGCCTGGAAGTGTCAAGGCGCTGGACGTGGCGCGCATTGCCCGTTTCTTCGTCGATGTTTCCGACGGGGATAGGAAGAAGGCGACCTGCCTGGCGCGCCGCTTTAGTCGGGAGTCCGGCGACCGGATCTTTGCGCGTGCGGTTTCCGTTGCCGTCGAGCGGTATCTCGCCCGTATCGAAGTGAAGTGATTGCGTCTCTACCATCAGCCCTCCCGATCGGGGAGGCTGAATGCGAAGGCCGCGCTGCGCAATTATTCCTTTTGGTAATTGACCGTCCTTCTAGCGAGAACGCTGCTCTATGCGGCCAATTGATTTCTCCGTCTCTCCGGCAGCCTGACCGAGATACCAGTCGTTCGCTATTTCCATCATGGCGACGGTGATTTCCTCTTTGTCCCACCCCATGGCTATGGCCTGATCGGCGATGGCGCACAGCGCACTGGACAGCACTTCTCGGCAATCAAGGGGACGGTCGGGATAGTCAAAGGTCACAGGCATCAGGTCACCCCTTGCTCTCCTAGCTAGGAACCGCGGCGCTCGCGGTAGAGGCGCCGGAAAGACCCCATGACGACGGTACGCTCTCCGAGTTCGATCGGCCGCCCATCAATTGCCGCGTCGGTCGTGCGCACGAGAAGCACGGGCGGCTCGTAAACGCGTAGGACGGTGTCAGCCTGCGGCCGATCGGGGCGGTAGTGCTGCGCAACGACGACGGTACCGCGCGGCGGCTGCATGTCGTTCAGGTCGAACTCGACGATATCGCCGGGCAGAATTCCGGCGAGATCGAGCGCGCGGCTCATGATCCGCCAGCGGCCACGGGCATGGGCGAGCGGCTCTTCGAGGGCGGGCAAATCGCCGCTGTAAGGGGCAACGTCGCCTTCGGCGAATCCAGTAGTCTCGTCCCGGTCGAGCGCCATCAGCCAGGATGAGGAGAGGCCCAGCGCATCGGCTACTTTGCGCAAATCCTCCAGCGGCGCCTTCTTCGTGCGGCCGCCCATGTGGTTTCTCAGCGTCTGGATCGGAACCCCGGATAAACGGGCCACCGCGGTGGGACCGCCATTGCCGGAAACAGCTGCCCTCAGCCGTTCCCGCCACAGCTCGTCCGGCTCGCCCGCCCCCTTTTCCACATACCCTCCCGCTTTTCATCCCAAATGGGATTGACTAATCATCCCGTTTGGGACACTTCTGGGAAACCAGAACTATTTCACGATCGAACCGGGCTTGCGGACCGGGTCGATCATTTCGAGGGCAGCCGGTGCAGCAGCACGCGACCATCACGGACCGCCACGACATCATGGCGATCATCAAGCGCCGCTTCGGCACGCTGAAGGCCTTCGCGGAGCAGAAGACGACACTATCGGCTTCCGAGGTCTCCGCGGCGCTCGCCGCCCCATATCCGAAGGCGGAGACGATCATCGCGAAGGCACTCGGCATGCCGGTGCAGACGCTCTGGCCGGACCGCTACTGGCCGAACGGCAGGCGCCGGCTCCCTTCTAGCAGGCCGCGCCTTTCGCTTGCGAGTCAAAACCGATCACCCGTTGTGGACAAGGAAGGTGGCGAATGAAGCGCATCCGGTCCGGAACGCGCCCAAGTGCGGACAATGGCGCGGATGAATTTTCCTTCTTCGTCGTCAGGCCCGACCCGCTGCCGACAGCCGCCCTGGTCGTCGCGGCGGCGCTGGTGCTGGCGATCGGCGCCTCCGCCGGTGTCATGCTGATGCTGTGCGTCGCGAGACTGCTGCCATGAACGCGCCGTCCCTGCACCAGATCGCGTTCTCGATAGAGGAGGCGCTCTATCGCCGCCTCGAAGCGCGCGCCTCGGCGATGAACATGCCGACGAGCAAATACGCCCGGCTCCTGTTCGATGCAGCCTATGCGGCACGCATCGGCCAGGAAAAGGAGATTCCGGCCTCCGACCGCGACCTCGACGAGACCGTGAAGCTCGTCTTCGCCTGTGCTGGCCACGGCTCCAACACAATGACGGCGCGCGCGCTCGGCATTTCCGAAAGCCTCGTGGAGCGCATCAAGGAGGGCTGGCAAACAGCGCTAAAGGGCGGGCTGCCTCCGAAGGCAGCGGCGCCGTCCTCTCCCAGGCTGGCCAAGGGTTCGGAATATCCGGCCGAGGAGGTCGAGACGATCCGCCGCCTCTGGGCAAGGGGTGAGAAGATAAGCGCGATCGCAGCCGAGCTCGGCAAGCCGGCTCATTCCATCCAGATTTGGGCCTCTCGCCACCGCGATGTCTGCCCGCGCCGCCTGCAGGCAAAATCATGATCCCGTCAGCGGTCCGCACCCCCCAGAACGCCGCCGACGGCCGCGCCCGCCGCCACTTCCCCATGCCCCCGGCGGCGGGCGCGCCCTGTCCCTGTTGCGGCCAGGCCATGCCGAAATCGAAAAAGGGCGTTTGCCTCAACGCCGATCTGGCCCGGGTGCGCCGCGGCGACGCGGCCGTCCGGCTGACGCCCGACCAGTTCGCCATCTTCGAGGTGCTTTTCGACACCTATCCGCGCGCCGCCGCCGCCGACTTCATCTACAGCCGGGTCTATGACGACCGCGGGCGCGAGCCGCATCCGGACAGCGTCAAGGTCCATGTCTGCAATCTGCGGCGCCAGCTCGCCGGCCTGAAGCTCGCCATCGTCGCCGAATACGGGCGCGGCTACCGGCTGGAGATCGGCCGTTGAGCGCGCCCGCGAAGGTGTCGCTGGCGACACAGATCGCCGAGGTCCGTCGCGAGATCGGCAAGCGGCGCGAGGTCTATCCGCGCCTGGTCGGCAAGGGCTCGATGCGGCAGGCAGAGGCCGACCTTCTGATTTCCCACATGGAAGCCGTCCTTTCGACGCTGCAGTTTCTCAAGGATAATGAGAGCGTCATCCGCGATTGCATCGCCGCACGGCATGGAGGCGCGGCATGAGCGCGTATTTCGCCTCCATCCCGCTCACCCGGATCGACGTTCCGGCGGATCGCCTTCGCCGGGTCAAGCCATGGCGGGCCGAGACGCTCGGCAAGGAATTCGCCGCCGGCCAGCCGCAGCAGCATCCGGTCAACCTTGTCGCCGAGGAAAGCGGCCGGTTCACCCTGATCTCGGGCGCCACCCGGCTCGACGCCGCGCATCTGGCGGGCTGGGAGGCGGTCGACGCGCGCGTGACGCCGGCGGGTGAGATCACCGCCGAGCAGCGCCGCATGCTCGAGATCACCGAGAACCTCAATCGCGAAAGCCTGACGGCGCTCGAAAAGGCGGAAAGCCTCGCGGAGCTGAAAGAGCTGCACGAGGCCCTCTATCCCCTCGTCAGGAACGGAGGAGACCGCCGCTCGAAAGCAGCGCGGCAGGCCCGCGCCGATCAGAACGAAATTTTTTCGTTCCGATCGGAAGCGGCCGAAATGACAGGCCTTTCGCGGCGTGCGATCGAGATCGCGGTGGCCATCGCAACCGGGCTTTCCGATGCGGTGAAGAACCGGCTGCGCGAGACCTGGCTCGAGGACCACCAGGCCGGCCTGCGCCTCCTCTCCGAACAGCCGGAAGAGGCCCAGCACCAGGCGCTCGACCTCCTCTTCTCTTCGCCGCCTGAAGCCGCGAACGTCGCCGACGCGCTGGCGCTGGTCGCCGGCAGGCGGCTCCTCACCGCGTCGGAGAAGCGCTTCGCCTCCACGCTCGGCAATTTCGCCCGCATGAGCGAACGCGAGCGCGCCGACTTCCTCGACACGCAGGAAGCTTTCGTCCGCGCGCACGCCAAGAAAAGGGGGTGGTTCTGATGGCGATCGCGCGGGGCGACCGTTCCACTCTCGATCTCTTCGTCGACTGGCAGCCGCCGAAGACGACAATGGGTTTCGAGCCGGCCGATCTCGCCGGCGACCGCCTGTCCTCGAAGATCAGCCGCGCGGTCGGCCTGGCGCTGAAGCGGTCGGGCAAGTCGCGCGGCGAGATCGCCGAGGCGATGAGCGCCAAGCTGGGCAGCCCGATCAGCGCCGACATGCTCGACGCCTACGCGTCGGAGGCGAAGGAGAGCCACAAGATCACGCTGGAGCGCTTCATGGCGCTGATCGAGGCCACCGGCTGCCTCGATCTCCTCGGCCTGGTCGCCGAACCCTTCGGCTGCGCGGTGGTGCCGGAGAAATACGCGCCGCTGATCGAGCTGCATTTCATCGAAGAGCATCAATTCGAGATCGTGCGGCGCAAGCAGGAACTGGAAGCACGCTTCCGGGGGCGGCGATGACGGATCTCGTCTGCTGCCCCGTTCCCGGCTGCGACCACGCCATCCCCAAGGAGAACGAGGTCTGTGTCGAGTGCTATTTCTCGCTGCCGCCGCACGAAGCCCGGCTTCTCGTCCGCACCCGCATCGTGCGCGACCGCGCCGAGTCGGAAGAGGCCCGGGCGCGGCTGACCGAAACGCTCGAGCGCTACCTCGAAGTCGCGATTTCCCACGTTCCGTCGCGTCCGGCCTCGGCTCCCAGCCAGGCAACGGAGTCGGCACCGGTCAGCTCCGCCTGGTCGGAGATCGGCTATCGGAGGGCGCGCCCTTGAAACTGTGGCTGACCGCCCAGGAATTCGCAGAGCTCGCCGCCGACGGCGCGCTGCCTGGCCTGCCGGCGACCAAGCGCGGCATGAACGAGCTGATCCGCCGCGAGGCATGGGATGGCCGGCCTACCCTCTGCCGCGAGCGGCGCGGCCGCGAAGGCGGCGGCGGGCTCGAATACCATATCGACAATCTGCCGCTTCCCCTGCGGCTAGCCTATGCGGGCCGCTTCGTGCGCGTCGTGGCGGAGGATCTGCACCCGGCGATCACGGATGCCGACGGTCTGACGGCGAAAGGCAGGACGGTGCGCGACGCGCGGCTGGTCGTCGTCCGGCTCGCCGACCGTTTCCGCCATGACGGGGCGTTGTCGATCGTCGCCGCCGACACGCTCTTTTCCGACCTCTTCAACGCCGGTTCAATCGACGTTCCGGCCTTCGTCACCGGGGAAATCGGGAAGCTTTCAGCGCGCACGCTGGCGCGCTGGCGCTCGATCCGCGACCGCGCCGGCACCGATGCGCTCGGCTACGACGCCGCGGCGATGCGGAAAGGCACCGGGGCGCTCGACCGGGCGCTTGGCGGCAAGGTCAGAACGGCGGTGCTGGCGGCGATCGCCAAGAAGCCTTTCATATCCGCGAAGGACGTCGAGGCCTTCATCATCGACAATTTCGGCACGGAGTTCCCCGTACCGCCGCTACGGACCATCCAGCAGACAATCAAGACCTGGAAAGTCCAATACCGTAACGAGCTGCTGCTCCTCACCGATCCGGACCGCTACCGCAGCGCGGTCGAATTCTCCGCTGTCAACGCCACCCGCGCCGATCGCCTCAACGAGCTGTGGCAGATCGACGCCTCGCCGGCCGACGTCATGCTGAAGCAAGGCCGTCATTCGGTCTATCTCGCGATCGACATCTTCTCCAGGCGCACGAAGGTGCTCGTGACGCCGACACCGCGCGCCGCCGGCGTCGGGCTCCTGATGCGCAAGTGCATCCTGGCCTGGGGCGTGCCGGAAATCGTCAACACCGACAACGGCTCGGATTTCATCGCCCACGCCACCAAGCGGCTGCTCGCGGCGCTCCGCATCGAGGTCAAGCTGTCGGCGCCCTTCGAGCCGCGTTCAAAAGGCAATGTCGAGCGCGCGATCGGCACCTTCCAGCGCAGCCTCGCGGGGCTGCCCGGTTTCATCGGTCACTCGGTCGCCGACCGCAAGGTGATCGAAAACCGCAAGGCTTTTTCAAAACGCATCGGCGCCGATCCGGCCGAGCTCTTCGAGGTCGATATGGACCTCGCCGAGTTCCAGGCCTGGTGCGACGACTGGTCGGACAAGATCTACGCCACGACCCCTCACGAGGGCCTCGGCGGCCGCACGCCTTTCCAGGCGGCCGCCGCCTATGCCGGCGAGGTCCGGCGGATCGCCAGCGAAGCGGCGCTCGACGTGCTGCTGGCGCCGGCGCCGGGCAAGGACGGTCTGCGCACCGTGACCAAGACCGGCATCCGCATCGGCGGTTCGCACTATCTCACCGGCGCCGCCATGCCGGGTACCACCGTCTTCTGCCGCATGGACCCGGCCGACCTCGGCCGCATCCTGCTTTTCGAGCCGGACGGCGAGATCTTCATCGGCGAGGCGCATTGCCCCGAACTCGCCGGCCTCGACCCGGTCGAGACCATCGCCCGGGTCAAGGCCGCGCAGAAGGCCTTCATGGACGAGCGCGTCAGGCCGATCCGAGCCGAAATGAAGAAGATCGGCCCGCGCGCCATCGCCGATGCCGTGCGCCGCCAGGGCGAGAAGCGGGCCGCCAAGCTGATCGCCTTCCCGCAGCGTCGGGAGACCCATTCCACGCCGGCGCTCGATGCCGCGCGCGCCGCCTTGCGAAAGAACGAGGCGGCGCCGCTGCCGGCGGAAGCGGCGAAGCTCCACGCGGAGCTTCTCCAGGAGGCGGCCCCCTCGGCCCTCCCGGCCGTCTCCCCGGCAAGGGGAGAGATCACCAGGCTTCCCGAGACGCGCGAACAGCGCTTCCGCCGCGCCCTCGACATCGAAAGGCGGATGGCCGCCGGCGACGAGGTCGCCGAGCGCGATCTCCTCTGGCTCGGCGGTTACCGCGCCGGGGCGGAATACCAGGCGTTGCGTCAAGTGTTCGACGAGTTCGGCGAGGCGATGAGCCTCTAACCAGGGCACCGGGCGGCATCCCGAACAGATCGGGGGGCGGTCCACAGGATCAGGCAAGGAAATGAACGCAACCCTTCAAAACGTACGGCCGGGCTCGGTGGCGCCGCTCAAGAACGTCGCCGCCTGCCTGGCGCTCGTCCACACGCTGCAGCACCGTCCGGTCTACCTCCCGAACATCGGCGTGCTCTCCGGCTTCTCCGGCTACGGCAAGACGATGGCGGCGCAATATTGCTGGAACAAGACGGGCGCCGTCTTCGTCGAGGTCTTCGACTTCTGGACGCGAAAGAAATTCTGCCAGGCGATCCTGGCCGAACTCGGCGTCGCCCAGCCGAAGGGCACGATCGGCGACCTGATGGACGACATCATCGCGCGGCTCGGCGACGACCCGTCGCGCCCCCTCATCATCGACGAGGCCGACAAGCTCGTCGACAAGGGGATGATCGAGCTGGTGCGCGACATCAACAAGGCGGCGCAGGTGCCGGTGCTTCTCGTCGGCGAGGAGCTTCTCCCGCACAAGCTCGAAGCGCATGAGCGCGTCCACAACCGCGTGCTCGAATGGGTGCTGGCTCAGCCCTGCGACCTGGAAGACACCCGCGCTCTCGCCCGCTTCCTCTATCCGAAGCTGTCGATCACGGATGCATTGCTCGACCGCATCCGCGAAGAGACCGGCGGCAAGGCCAGGCGCATCGCCACGACGCTCAACGAGGCGGCGTCCTTCGCCGCCAACAGCGGCATCACGACCCTCGATATCGGCAACTATTCCGGCCGCATCTTCACCGGCGAGACGCCGAAGCGCTTCCGGAAGGCCGCGTGATGTCGAACGAGGTCAAGTTCAGATTGCGCGGGAATCTCGCGCGGCGCGGCCAGGACCATGCCTGGGCGACCATCCGGAAGCTCGGGGCGAACGGTGGCCTATTCACCGTCGATGACGTGCACGGCCTTTCCAACGATCCGCGCCGCTCGTCGGTCGCCGAATTCATGTGGCGGCTGGAAAAGGCGGGCTTCATCGTCCGGGCCGGCACGGTCGCGGGCGCGGAACCCGGCCGCCGCCGGCGCCAGTTTCGGCTGGCCAAGCCGCAGAAGGCGACGCCGAACGTCGATCGCGACGGCGGCAACCGGCCGCGCCTGTCGGCCCGCCAGTCGATGTGGAACGTGATGCGCGGTCCGGCCGGCCGGCGCGGCTTCACCGTCGACGATCTGGTGCTCTGCGGCTCGACCGACGAGGCGCCGGTGACGCGCGCCGGCGCGCAGAGCTACGTCAACCTGCTCGCCCGCGCCGGCTACCTGCTCCGCCTCGGCTCCCGGCGCTCGGCGAGCTTTCGTCTGAAGCCGAGCATGAACACCGGTCCCATGATGCCGCGCGTGCTCGCCAGCAAGGACGTTTACGACCAGAACCTGGACCGGGTCTTCGACCGCGCCGGAGCGTCGTCATGAACGCCACCCCGACCATGGTGGAGAAGGCCGCCGCCGCGCATGGCGGCGCGGCGCCGGACTGGATCGTCGCGCTCGCCGAGCTCGTCGACCGCGAGGGCCTGCGCGGCGCGGAAAAGCGCATCGGCTATTCGCCGGCAGCGCTCTCCAACGTCATCCGCGCACGCTACACGGGCGACGTGGGACGGGTCGAGGAGAAGGTGCGCGGCGCGCTGATGGGGGTCGTCGTCGACTGCCCGGTGCTCGGCGAGATCGGCCGCAACCAGTGCCTCGACTGGCAGAGGAAGCCCTTCGCCGCGACCAGCTCCATCCGCGTCTCGGTCTATCACGCCTGCCGGGGCGGCTGTCCGCATTCGGCCCTTCGACAGACTCCGGAGCGAGGCGACGGCCATGAGTGAACGCGCCTTGAGCCGGTCGATCGCGCAGATGGCGTCGCTGCTGGAGCCGTTCGCCACCGGCCGCCGGCCCGCCGACCCCGAGATCTTCGCCGCCTTCGGCCGCTGCCTCGTCCAGTTGGAGATCATGGCGCGGATTCTCGAACTGCGCGCCGCCCGCCAGCAACCCGATCCGGAGGCGCTCGCTGCCGCCGCCAACATCATCCGCTTTCCAGCGAAAGGAGAAAGACATGGACGCCGTCATTCTTGAGGATACCCCGGTCGGCGTGACGCTGGTCAACGGCAAGCCCTATATGCCCGATGCCAAGGGCAATCTCGTCCCGCTGGAATCGGTCAAGCCGGCCGACAAGCTGGAGGACGAGACGGTGCGCAAGATCATCGGCTATGCCGACGATCTCTCCGCCCAGATCACCCGTTTCCGCCAGCACACCTTCGACGATCTCGGCGCCTACGAGGCGCTGCTCGCCCAGGAATACGGCGCCTCGAAGGGCGGCACCAAGGGCAACAAGACCTTCATGACCTTCGACGGGCTGATGAAGGTGCAGGTCCAGGTGGCGGATTTCATCGACTTCGGCGCGCAGCTGCAGACGGCGAAGACGCTGATCGACGAGTGCCTCACCGAATGGTCGGCGGAGAGCAGGCCCGAGATCCGGGCGATCGTTGCCCGCGCCTTCAACGTCGACAAGGCCGGCCAGATCAACCGGTCTGAAATCTTCATGCTGCTCCGCCTCGACATCGAGGACGAGCGCTGGCAGCGCGCCATGGCCGCGATCCGCGACGCCATGAAGGTGGTGGGCTCGAAAACATATGTCCGCTGCTATCGCCGCGACAAGCAGGACGCGCCCTGGCGCGCCATCACCATCGACCTGGCCAAGGCATAGGGGGCGGCGATGGCAAAAGAGCAGAGCATTCACGCGCACATCGAAGAGCAGCTAGTCCTGGTCGCCTACATCGCCGAGGACGGCGCATTTCACGCTGCGGCGCGCATCCTGCGCGAGCTGGCGGAGCGGCTCGAAAATCATGCAGACGACTGCGACGAGCGCCTGCGCTGCCTCGGCGAGATGTCGGAAGAGACGGAGGCGCATCATGGCTGATCCCGTCCTCGACCTCCCCTCCGCCC